AGAAGGTACCTTTTCATTATCAGAAGTACTACGGATTTCAACTCTTGGACCATCTTTAGTATATGGCATCTGTGAAGATTGTCTATCTGTGAGGTCATCAGTAAATCCTGCTGGATTAGTATTTTCATGATGATCCCATGGTTCTTGTGTTGGGGCCCTTTTAACAATAACTTGTCCAATTCCTGGTAATGGAAATAAAACTAACTTAGTAGCAGACTCAGCTCCGCTTGCTGCTGTAGCTTCATTTGCTTGTTTAGATATGTCAGCTGCTCCGGCAGTGCCCGAAGATGTTGCAGTAGCAGCAGGGTCTGATCCGTTTAATTGTATTTGGCTTCCTTTTGCTGTAAGCACTCCTCCAGAATTTAAATCAAGTTTACCAGTAGTTTGTGCGACCATAGATGCACTTTTTAATTGTGTACTATTACTAGTAATTAGAGTATTCGCACTACTGCTCATCTGTGTATTAGCACTAGTAATTAGGGTATCAGAAGTGCTTTTCATCTGGGTATTTTCACTCGTAATAAAAGCAGTTCCAGATGTACTAAAGTGTAAATTAGCTGCTGTGATTTTAGTATTAACACCTGTTAAGATTTCAAAATTACCATTTGAACTTAAAAGAGTATTGCTACTGCTCTTAAATTCAAGATTGCCATTTGCTGTTATATGCATAGCTCCGGCTGTTAAAATATCTGTAGTACTGCTACTTAATTTAAAGGTCTGTGTTTTAATTTCAACATTCGAATCACCGGTTATCATAGTTTTACCAGTAGCCCTTAAATGTAAATTACTATCAGCATCAACATATACAGTAGAATTAGATTTAATATTAATATTATCATCCGAATTAATATTCGTCCTAGAAGCTGAATGTAAATTAATACTTCTACCTGCTGATAGATTTATATCTCTATCAGCAACAAAATTGAAATCTGTTTCTGTTCGTATACTAACACTATCAGCAGAATAGATATCAATCTTACCTTGGCTAGTTAATTCTATCCAAGCTGATCCAGTTGAATTAGTGATATAGATTAAATCTTCACTGTTGTGTAAGAGGATCTGATGTCCTGTGCGAGTCCTTATGCGAAAAGATTCATCATGTGGATATTCAACAAGTCCGCCAGTATCTCCTGCTTCTAAATCAGCATATTCAGGAGGACCTTCGTTTGGTTTATATTTCCGTAATAAACGATCATTACCGTCGTCCATAATAAACGTATGCCCGCCTAATCGACTGACGAATTTATTAACTTTATTATCTGCTCTACCTATACGTCCTTTTTGGGCATTGTTCCTTTTATCAAGAGGTCCGGGAGTGCTAATACCAAATACATTGCTAGGTGCTTCTCGTCTAGCACTACTTGTATGGGTTCCCCTAACTGTATCAATTATTAAACCTTGGTCTGCTAATACCTGTGCCATTGGATGTACTGGTTTCTTCATAGCGTCAATTTCAGGATTAATAGTAGTCGTACCACTACCAATTGATCTTCGATTCAATTCTCCGGTTGGAACAAATCCTGTTCCATATAGTTCTTTAGTTGTTTTAACTGAATCTTTCCATTGTGTATCATCTTGTTCTCTTGTTTGATCAGATGCTGCGTTGCTAGCAGCATTGCCAGGTATCATATAATTCATATAGATATCTTGTACACATCCCATCCAATAACCTTGACCAGTGTTGCCGTTGACAAATATAACCATAACAATAGATCCAGTGTCAGGAGGAACAAACCAAAATCCATAACTTTTTTGTGTCTGATTGAAATCATTTGGATCTGATCCATTTACATTAACATCAGTAACTCCATAAAATGGATTTAAGTATTTTACTACAAAAAGTTGATTGTTAGCTGAATCTTGGTTACCTACAGGTTGTAATAATTCAACTTCAAGTCCGCCTTGGCGCATTGGATCGATATTATTAACAACTCGGGCTAGATACGGTCCTGGATTATCGATATCCTGGAATTTATCATCATTGCGTACTCGGATACTATCAGCCATTTACTTTTCCTATTAATGTAGCATTCTCACCAGATCCTTGGAGTTGTACCCTGCGTCGTTGTGCTGTTATCGACTGTGTGAATTTGTTTTGATTAAATTTTGATTCAACTTCAAATATTTGGAACAATCCGCTAAATTGATCAACCCTTTTATCAAATTTATACAATCCAGTTGTAGGATCAAGATCTATCGGAGTACGGAAATTGAAAACTATATCAACTTCGCCACTCTGATAATTCATAGATCCGTCTTCCATGATATTATCACCTTTTGGTTTTTTGATCTGATTGCCCATTCCACTACTAGGTAGATAATAAGGATCTCCCATTATTGTCATTTTTAATTCGATCATATCACCTGGATTAGTTAATATTTTTTGATAATTCCGTACTTGTATAGTTTCATCTGTATCATTTCCTGATTTGCCAGATGCTACAGCACTACCATCGAGCTCAATCGCTAGTGTTTGTTGGTTAGACGTTCTAGTAGGTGTTTTTGATTTAGAAAGTCCATCACCCGGATCTTTAACATTAGCATCGGCTCTAAAATTCTTACTGTTTGTTCCAGGATTATTTCCAGTATCTGCAGAAACCTTGCTAAAAAATCCCATATTAAAATCAACCTCAACATTTATAATCTCTGTATTTTTTCCTGTATAAAGATAATCATATATCCTATTAACAGTTTTCTTTAATACATCGTATCCTGCTGGAACTGACTTTGGTGGAAGTAACTTGCTAAGATGTACTTCATATGGAACTACCCTATAAATATATCTCCTAGTTTGACGGTTAAGTAATTCACTTTCTTTTAGATCATGTATCTGTATCTCAACCCTAAACCAATTTATCATTCCTTTTTTATTTGCGCCTACTTTATAATTCGTTAATTGATTAGTTATATATTCGCTTCTTATAACAACTTCTGATATAATATCTTGGACTTTTGTATCTGTTTTAAAATTATAAGTTTTTTTCTCTTGATCGATCCTACCTAGGCTACGATTATTAATGATACCTTTAGCCGGATCATATGTATCATCTTGATTAGGAAATTTGATATTTCCAGATTCGTCTCCTCTAAAAACAACACTCTTCTTTATATCATTACCGCTATTTCCTGGATCAGAAAAATCTTTAGGGAAATATATAAAATATTCATCAGTGCTATCTACTTCGCTACCTTTTATTAGTTCTTGGGCAAATTTGTTTAACCCTTGTTCTAATGTATCTAATAATTCCCCTACAGTCGATCCTTGTAAAGTAGCAGCAGTTTTTGTATTTGATATTGGTGATCTAAATGCTACTTCATTATATGGTATAACTTCGCAATCATATGTGCTACCACCACTTTTAACACTGAGTTTAACATCTAAAAATTTAATCGGAATATATCTAGTAAGAGATGGATCTGGAGCATGTGGTTTATTATCATCAGTGTATCCAGCAAATTCAATCATTAAAAGATATGAAGCTTCACGGAAGTTTAAATATCCCCCTTGTTTAGCACCTTCATACATAATATCAAGAAAGAGACCCATGCTATATGGTTCTGTTACTTTAAAAGTTATTTTAGTAGCAAAAGATTCACCTGTTTTTGACGACAGTGCTGGCTGAGAGACTATTATTAAATCATCTAAAAAATAATCGTACTGACCAAATGTTGATCTTACTCTATTATCACTACCCCAATCACCTTGTGTCCTTGCTATTACATTTTTTATTTTAGAAGGATCAAATTCTCCTTTATTCTGCATATTTTTATCTAAGCAGGAAAGTGTAAACAAACAATTATATGAAACAAATTTATTAAGAGGATTTGAACTTACAGCAGGGAACGCAGCAATGTTATATGTAGTATCCAATGCCGGAACAATCATTCCAGTACCTTTTATTGCTAGAGATGTTTGTTGTTGCTCTGTTAATTCTTTTGGGGCTGCCGCAGCTGGAGGTTCAACAGGAGTTTTAAGTGGTGTTTGAGCAGGCGGGCCAACAGATACATTACCTGGAGATACTTTTGGAGCAGCTGTAGTAGGAGTTTCTGGTGGTGTTAATGATGCAGCATTGTCAGCTTCGGCAGCTTTTCGATAACCCGCATTAAATGTACCATTTCTAGCAGCCATGTTTTACCCTAATCCTAACGACGATAACAACTGTGATTTCTGTGGTAATGCTATAGTAACCCCCGCACGGAAATCATATATTGGATCAAAAATTATATCAATATTCCTCTGCATGAAAACCCACCATAACTTAGGATTACCATATATATCATATGCTAATAAATCTGGTCGGTAATTATACTGAGGTTGT